TTGACATTGACACAGAATCATACGAAGAGATGAAGGCACTCGCAGACGAACTGGATATGTAATGGTAAAAAACAGAGTATTAATATTTGACGCATTAAATGTTTTTATGCGTCATTATATTGCGCACCCAGCAATGTCGGATAATGGTGAACAAATTGGTGGAATCATAGGTTTCTATTATAACACTGTTAATTTAATAGAAAAATGTAAACCTGAAAGTGTAATAATTGTCTGGGAAGGAGGAGGATCTAAAAGAAAAAGAGACCTATACCCAGATTACAAAAAAGGGAAAAAGCCAACTAGAATGAATAGGTACTATGATAAATCAGAAATACCAGATACATTAGAAAATAGAAATTTTCAAATAACCACTTTGATTGGCATGCTTTCTAATTTACCGATATGTCAAATATACATTCAAGATGCTGAAGCTGATGATGCAATTGGCTATATGTGCAAATATAAACTTAAAGATAAAAACAAAGTGATCGTTTCTGGTGATCATGATTTTTATCAATTAATTGACGAAGCTTGTATTATATACTCACCTAATTCAAAATCATTTATTAATACAGACAAAGTCATAGAGAAGTATGGTGTGCATCCTCATAACTTCTGTCTAGCTAAGTCAATTGTAGGCGATAAGTCTGATAATATTCCAGGAGTACAAGGTGTTGGTTACAAAAAGCTAGCAAAAGAATATTCTGAATTACTATTAAAAGAGAACAATCAAAACAACACGTTCCAGTTGTTTGTTGATAACGACGTTAAACACCAGATACACCCAAAGAAAAAGATATATAAATCTATTAAAGACGGTGAAAAGCTAATTGAGCGTAACATCAGGTTGGTTAGGTTGGATGTTGATAACTTAGTACATGACCAGACAAAAAGAATTGATCATGATATTGAAAATTTCAATCCTACATGGAATAATATCAAAGCAATTAAGTACTTAAATGAAAATAATATAAAAAATATTGACATTTTAAGACACAGCTATTTATTTAAAACTCTATCTAAAGGAAAATTATGGTGATGGATAATCCAAACTACTTTTCAAAATACGGAAAAGACTTCCAAGAAAAAATATTTCAAGCATTATTAAAAGACCATAATTGGTCAGCACAGATGATTGAGATAATGCAATACGATTATTTTGAATTAAAGTACCTGCAATTTTTATGTGACAGGTTTTTTAGTTTTTATACAGAATATCGTAACTTTCCAACACTTCCGCTTTTAGTATCAATGATAAAAGATGAATTAACAGCTGGCGATGATATTATACTTCGTGAGCAAGTTATAGAATACCTCACGAGAATGAAGTCTTCCCCTAACTTAGGCGACTTAAAATTTGTTAAAGCTAAAACTCTAGACTTCTGTAAAAAACAAGCACTCCAACAAGCACTAGAAGAAAGTGTTAAGGCGATTAAACAGGAAAATTACGAATCAGTCTTGAATATTATGAAAGATGCTGTTTCTAAAGGTTCTTCATCAACAATTGGTCATAATTTCTTTGAAGATCATGAAGCACGTTTCCAGTTAGTAGACAGAGCAACATGTGCAACTGGCATCAAACATCTAGATCAGAAAGATGTATTAAATGGAGGACTAGGAAGAGGTGAAATTGGAGTTGTAGTTGCTAATACTGGAGTTGGAAAGTCACATTATTTAGTTTCTATGGGTGCTGAGGCAATACGTCGCGGAAAAAATGTTGTGCACTACACTTTTGAGTTAACTGAGACTGCAGTTGGTATAAGATACGATAGCAATTTATGTAATATTCCATCTAACAAAGTCATTGAAAACAAGGCAACAGTTTTAAAAACTTATGAGGAAAATGACTTTGGTACATTGATAATTAAACAATACCCGACAGGTGCCGCAAGCATCATAACAATTAGGAATCACTTAGAAAAACTTGAAATGAAAGACATTAAACCCAGCTTACTAGTCATTGATTATGCAGACATTATGCGTTCTACACGCACTTATGATTCACTTAGACATGAACTTAAGTTAGTATATGAAGAAATTAGGAACCTCGCAATGGAATTAAATATACCTGTTTGGACTGCTTCACAGGCAAATCGTGACTCGGCAAAATCAGAAATCGTTGGTTTGGAAAATATGTCAGAAGCATATGGAAAAGCGATGGTAGCAGATGTTGTTGTATCATTATCCAGAAAACCAATGGAAAAAGCTACTGGTGCAGGTCGTCTCTTTGTAGCAAAAAATCGTGCCGGCCGTGATGGGTTGATGTTCCCAATCAGAATTGACTGTGCAATGTCAAAAATAGAAGTTCTAGATGATGTAAGCGAGATGTCAATTGTCGACGCAATTGAGCGTGACAATGCAGGAACAAAAAATATGCTTAAGTCAAAATGGAAAGAAATTACAGGAAACAAATAAGGAGAATGAATGTACAAATATGATGAAGTTTTTAAAGCTAGTATAGAATATTTTAATGGCGATGAATTGGCAGCCAGTGTATTTGCCGGAAAATACGCATTACAAGACACAGAAGGTAATTATTTAGAGTTGACACCGGATGACATGCATCAAAGATTAGCATCTGAGTTTGCTGGAATCGAAGCACAATATGATAATTCAATGCACTATGAAGAAATATATGATTTGTTTAAAGACTTTAAATACGTAATACCCCAAGGTTCACCAATGAGTGGCATTGGCAACGAAGCAAAAATTCAATCTTTATCGAACTGCTTTGTCATTGAATCCCCAGCTGATTCTTACGCAGGTATTCTTAAAACAGATCAAGAGCAAGTACAGATTATGAAACGTCGAGGCGGAGTAGGATTTGATATATCTACCATTCGCCCTAAAGGCATGACTACGTCTAATGCGGCAAAAACAACAGATGGGATTGAGGTTTTTCTAGATCGCTTTTCTAATTCATGTCGTGAGGTTGCGCAAGGTGGACGACGCGGAGCGTTAATGCTCTCAATATCAGTCCATCACCCGCAAGTTATGGAATTTATTAAGATTAAAAAAGATCTTACTCGAGTAACCGGTGCCAACATCTCTGTGCGTGTCACAGATGAGTTTATGAAAGCAGTAAAAGCAGATGATCATTACACAGTTCGATGGCCTGTTGATTCTGACAGCCCTGAAGTTCATGATCATTTTAAAGCAACAGAAGTTTGGGATGCACTCATTGAAGGTGCGCACGCATCAGCAGAGCCTGGAGTTTTGTTTTGGGACACAGCTACTCGAATGACACCATCTGACGCTTATACAGACGTAGGATTTGGATCAGTATCAACAAATCCTTGTGGTGAGATTATTCTTTCTCCTTACGATTCTTGCCGACTTATGCTAGTCAATTTAACATCATTTGTTAAAAATCCATGGTCCAATGGCGCAGAATTTGATTATGGACTTTTTAGATCAATTACCAAAAAAGCACAGCGATTAATGGACGACATGATCGACTTAGAGATTGAACAAATTGATAAGATTTTAGCTAAGATTGATAATGACCCGGAAAATGATGAAGTCAAATATTACGAAAGAAATCTTTGGAACACAATTAGGCAAGTAGCAATTAATGGTCGAAGAACTGGTTTAGGTATTACCGGCCTAGGTGATGCAATTGCAATGCTAGGACAAAGATACGGTTCTGATGAGTCTATAAAAACGACAGAAGAAATTTATAAATGGTTGTCACTTGCTTCCTATGAAGAGTCAATACAGTTAGCCAAAGAACGAGGCGCTTTTGAAGTATTTGATCACCACAAAGAAAGAGATCATCCCTTTCTACAAAGAATATTTAGTGAGCTTACTCCTGAAGTGATCGAGGATTACAGAACATACGGTCGGCGCAATATTGCAAATACAACAACAGCACCAGCCGGCTCTGTTTCTTGTCTAACTCAAACTACTTCGGGAATAGAACCTGCATTTATGCTTCATTATACACGTCGAAAGAAAGTGCAAAACGGCGAAGAAGTAATGTTTGTGGATGATTTAGGCGACGAATGGACAGAATTTACAGTTTATCATCATGGGTTTAAGCAGTGGTTAGACAGTGATCACGGGACAACAGCGTCTGAATCTGACCTGGCTCATGCAGTTGCTTTTAGTCCATATCATGGTGCGACAGCAAATGAAATTAATTGGCGTGCAAAGGTGAAACTACAATCAGTTGCACAGAAATGGATATGCCATGCCATCTCAAATACCACGAATTTACCTGCCGACATTGATGTAGAAACTGTAAAAGACATCTACATGCTTGGTTGGGAGCTTGGATGCAAAGGTGTGACTGTTTATCGTGATGGTTCTAGAAGTGGTGTTTTAGTAGCAACTGATGACAAAAAAGAAGCCACACCTGCAATTATTGAGAGAAATGCACCTAAACGACCGGAAGAGTTAGAGTGTGATATATATCACACGTCAATTAAGGGTCAAAAATGGGTTGTACTAATTGGTTTGCTAAATGGAAAGCCTTACGAGGTTATTGGTGGGGAAGCTGACCAAATTGAAATACCTAGTAGATATCGATCTGGAAAACTCTATAAACGCATCTTTAAAACATTGAACAGTAAATACGATTTAACTGTGGGTAATGGTGATGATGAATTAATTCTTAAGGACGTAGTAAGTGTATTTGACAATCCTAATCACGCCGGTTATACGAGAGTAATATCAACTTCACTAAGACACGGGGTACCAGTTCAGTATTTGTTTGAACAAATGCAGAAAGATAAAGAAATGGATATGTTTAGCTTTAGTAAAGTCATTGCTAGGTGTTTAAAGAATTATATTGATGATGGTACGTCGGCTAGCGACAAGATATGCAGTGACTGCGGTGCAATAGACAGTTTAGTGTATCAGGAGGGTTGTGTCACATGCAAATCTTGCGGCGCTGGAAAATGTGGTTAAATAAATGTTCATGTTTTGAATGTGACCCGTGTGACTGTCATTAAATTTAAATTTAAAGAGAGATATAAAGTCTCTCTTTTTTTTGTATACTATAAATTAAATAGGAAGGTAAAAAATGCTTTGGAAATATAACGTAGCACCAGAAGTAAAAGAATTTGAATTACACCACAACCCAGTGATTGTAACAGTTAATAAATTTGATGAAGAGTCAGCAAAAGAATTTCGAACAAAAGTAGCCATGGCGCATAACACAGGTCAAAAAATTATTCCTGTTGTTATTGATTCATACGGAGGACAAGTTTATTCCTTAATGTCGATGATATCAACCATTAAAAGTTCAGACTTGCCAATTGCAACAATCGTAGAAGGGAAGGCAATGAGCTGTGGTGCTATTTTACTTTCTTTTGGTACAGAAGGTTACAGATTTGTTGACAAAGATGCGACTGTAATGATCCATGATGTCTCCTCAGGGCAGTTAGGTAAAGTTGAAGAGGTTGTTGCTAGCGCAAAAGAAACTGAGCGCTTAAACGCAATTGTCTATAAAATGATGGCACAAAATTGTGGCAAAAAAGATGACTATTTTTTAAAGTTAGTTGATAAGAAAAAGCATGCTGACTGGTTCTTGGATGCAGATGAATGTGTTAAGCACGGCATGGCTAATCATGTTAGAGTTCCAAAAATTAGTGTTAATGTGGATGTTGCTATTGAATTCGAATAATTAAGAATATAAAAGCAGGGAGGCTTAAAAATGAAAAAAATTAATAGAGATGAATTACGTAAATTGATTAATGAATCAATGAATATCTTGTCGCGAGATGACACAGAAGTTGATGCATTTATCGATAAAATTGAAAGAATATCAAATGGTAATGCAGAACCAAGGGTAATAACTGATACAATTGTCAGTATGAATCCTTCAACGAGTATGGGATATTTCTTGTTAAATTATATTCGCAAGCTACCTAGTATGGCAGATCAATACCCGGTTTATCGACAAAGAGCACAGCGTATTAAAGATGTTTTGCTGGCTTTTTTGTTCGCGCTAAATGATCGACACGGCGCACTTGCAGATGCAAAGACAGCCACGAATACACCGTATGCACTTGACTTTGTTAAAAAAGCTCTCAGTGTTTTAAGTTCAATTGATTACAATCCGAGATACAATTGATTATACGCAATAATACTTGGAGAATTAAATGAAGGACGCACTATTAAGTTATATCGGTTGTACAAAAGGTTTGCACACATGGTTTCACGCTGCTCATCACGTCACAAAAGGTGTGGGTTTTGCTGGAGATCATGTTAATCTGTACGGTGAGATTTACCAAGGAATATCAGAAGATTTTGACAAGTTAGTTGAAAAATCAATTATGGTTGCAGACACTGAAGATGTGGCATGCCCAATCATGATAACTAATATCTCAGCAAAAGTATTATCCCGATATGAGACACCTGCGGAACGAGGTGCAGACGCGATCGCAGGAATAGGCTTAGAATATATGAGAAATCACGTCGCAAACTTAACAGAACTATACAGAATATTAGAAAAGTGTGGCGGGCTTACTTTAGGTATGGATGATTATCTTGCATCTGCAGCAAACCAATACGAAGGATACGTATACTTATTAACACAGCGAGTTAAAAAAGGAATTTAAAATGGATAAGGTATTTTATAACGAAGGTTCAGCGGCTAAACTAGGTTGGACACCTAACTGGTTTGGTTGTGATAATTTTGATGATGATTTAGTGGATGCAATCAAAGCATGGCAAAAGAAAAACGGTCTTAAACCTGACGGATTATGCGGTCCTGGTACACATAGAAGAATATTCACTGAAAGACAAAGTGAGATCGATGAATACGAACCTGATTTAATTAAAGACAAAGATGAGTCTTTCATTGTACATCATGGTAATTTTATTCCAATTAACTGGCCTAAGGTAGTACTGTGGTCAGAAGACAAAGGTTACAAAGCAAGAAAAGGGTATACATCATATTACGAACCTAGAGATATCAAAATGTTCGTTAATCACTGGGATGTGTGTCTTAATAGTCAGTCATGTCACAAGGTTCTTGAAAAACGAGGACTAGCTGTGCACTTCTTAATTGATAATGACGGCACAATATACCAGTTGCTAGATACGAATCACGCTGCATATCATGCTGGTAGTAAAAAGCACAATCATAGCTCTGTTGGCGTCGAAATATCAAATGCTTATTATCCAAAGTATCAAGGGTGGTACAAAAAAAATGGTTTTGGTGAGCGCCCAATTATAAGTGGCGAAACAGTTCATGGCGCATCAATGAAAGATTTTACTGGGTTTTATGACGTCCAACTACAAGCTTTAAAAGCGTTGTGGTCTGCTGTGCATGAAGGTGTAGGTATCCCACTTAAGTGCCCTAATGATAAGGAAGGTAAGACTTTAAAAGGTGTTTCCACTTCTGTTGCATCGGGAAGATTCAAAGGTTTTGTTAGTCATTACCATATTACGCGTAAAAAAATAGATTGCGCCGGATTAGATATACAGGGCATGCTAGACAGCATGAAATAAATAAAAAAGAATTTACTTTTTCATCAGAATAATTATATTGGAATGGCTGGGTTTTCAGCCTTTTAGTTTAGTTTAGTTTAGTTTGAGTATAGTTAATGACAGCATTAAGAGTTAATGAGTCTTCTGGCTCTTTAGGATCACTGCAATTTGCAGATGGTTTTGGCGGTTTTATCTCAGGAAGCCTGGTAGCCGGCCCAAACGTAACTATAGCTAATGATGGAAATGGAAGCTTTGCAATAACTGCAAGTTTAGATGCAGGAACTGCTATAGGTGAAGCTGAAGACGGAAACTATGCAGACGGTCTTTTTACTGATTTTGCAATTGACACACCTATTGGTACAGCAGTTGACAGATTTAATGAAGTACTTAAGGCACTTGCACCCGCACCAGGGCCAAGCTTAGATGATATTAATTCACTCCAAACAGGTACAAACTTATTTTTGTCTTTCGGAAGTTCAAACGATCAATCATCAGCAGATCCTGAGTACGCAACTGTTGCAGGTACAGCTGGAATTTCATCAGCTTTAGACGTTAATGGTGCATACAACGTAGTCACAAGTAGTAACAATATTAGACTGGGTGCTTTTGATGGTAACACACATATAAGCGGTGTGTTAAATGCAGACATCAGTGCTAATAGTCAAGGTAGTAATGTACAAAACTTTCCTGCATTTTCTTTTGGTGATGCAGAAACTGGCGTTTTAAGGTTGAATGTTAACGGTAGTACAATTAAAGAGATTGACTTAACTGTTGCAAAGATCGGTAGCGGAACATCCGGATTAGGTACAGGGTCACACTTAGATGCCAACGGATCAGGATTTAATTTTTTCGCCCAGCCAACAACAGGAACGTTTTCTAATGGCAACGCATTTAACTCATTTAAACATAGAACTGGGCAGTTTGTTGTTGCATCCGGAAGTCAAAGACTAGGCTGGAATTATGCAAGAGTCCAGCATGTTAAAAGCGGTTCAACTTCTACAACAAATTACATAGAATGGGTAAATGACGATAATAATAATGCACTCGCGACAGCTGGAAACTCAATTACATTTGAAGGCAGCGGTAGTGTTCATCTTTCAGGTATAGAGTACTTTAAAAGTGGTAGTGCGCAATATAAGTCACGCGTAACAAATGCCTACAAATATGTATATGACAGCACCAATATAACATTTACAACTAATAATAGTGCTGAAGAATCATCGAGTCCTTCCTTTTCAATCTCAGCTCAATCAAAACCAACAATCGGCGCCGGAGAAGATCATACAAAGGTATTGCATATAACCGGTTCGGGTGACGTAACAGCAAACTATTTTATAAGCGGTGCTTTAACATCCGGTATAAACGTAACTCACCCATTCAAATCAAATCTGTCTAATGCAGCCCAGTCAACTGCTACTGGTATTTTGATGTACAACTTATCAAACACATCAACAAACACATCAGAAACATTTAGGCGAGAAGATTTTAGAATTATTTCCGGGACATACAATACGCAAGCTACACTCACTGACTCCGGTAACATTTGGGATAGCACAGTTCATATGACAGCTTCGAATGGTGCACACACAAATGGTCTCCAGTTCTATAACAATAGGCTATACTCTCCAACTAATACACTTAGATCAGGAGATTTTCGATCGACTTCAGATGGTGGTAAATTAGACAACTCACCAAGTGAAAACCCTAATTATTCTGGTCAATCTGGTCAGCGTACATTTTATCGATGGTTTAGAAATACAACCGGATCGACAAAGTACGACTTAAGTGTGACAATAAATGGTTCCGGAACAACTATAGTCCCGGCAGCAACAGCACTTAACAGTGGTAGAATAAGAGTATTTGTCAAGTTTCCTAGTGATGGAACAAGAGAAACTGGTTGGTTGGATCTTGCAACAGAGTTTGTACTAGACTCATACGCAGACAATGCTGGTGCACACACAGCAAACGGAAGTTTAAGTTTTGATAGCTCACTTAATGCAACAAATATTGTTACGTTAGGAACTGTCGGTGTAGGCAACAATGAGTATATTGGTTTAAGAATAGAAGCTGATGCAGCTTGGTCAGGATATATTAGCCAGATTAACGTGACATTTGGCGCCGGCACAGGAACAATCGCAGCAATACCTGACTTAGATGATATAGACTGCAACGATGACGGTGTTGATTGTAATCTGTCTTTTGGATCATCAAAATCAATATCAGGATATACTAATGTTGCTGCATCAGCAGGTTTAGCAAGTGCAGTTAATGTTAACGGATTATATGAGACAGATTCTAATTCTAACAATTTAAGGCGCGCTGTATTTGCATTAGATACAATTATTGAAGGTGATCTTAATGAAGATGTTTCAGCCACCTCGCCTGATTTTGTTGCTAATTCTTTTTCAGATGCTAATAGCGGATCTCTGGTTTTAGAAGTAAACGGCTCAGATTTGCATACAGTTGAACTAACTGGGTCTTATAATTTAGTCGGAGCAGGCAGTCCAGGGGCAGGTTCCGGGACGTCATTTACCGGAAATAGTGGCTTTTTTGATTTAAGTACATGGAAGCCGGCAGAATTTGATAATGATGTACCTTACTATTTAGAGATACAAAGAACAGGAAAATACAGAGTACACACAGCAGATCAAAGAAATGGATGGAATTATGCAAGAGTAAAACATGTTGGTAGTTGGGGAACAAGAACAACAAACTATGTAGAATGGGCCAACGACAATAATGCAAATGCACTAGCACACGCAGGCACATCAATATCGCAATTTGGTGATGATGACATATTTCATTTAAGTGGAGTAAAATACTTTGTTAACCCTACAGGTAGTATTCGAACACGAATAAGCAACATTTATAAAAATGTTTATTCAGATGCGGCCGACGCTGTCTCTTTAACAAGTTTAACAAATGTTAATGCGGTATCAATTGTTCAATCTGGGACCGGGTTATCTAGTACAAAGACAGAAAACGATGGAGCTTCTCCTCTCCAAACATTAAATACCAATGCGGACTCAGAAACAGAAGTTTTGCACGTAACAGGCGCGGTGCAGTTTAATCAATCTACATCTTTGAGTGGCGCATTCACTAGTGTTACTAGTTCTCCTTTGCGCAACGCGGCAGGCGCTTTTACTTTTAAGCACCCACTTAAGACGAATTTAACAATACCTACACAGACAGCAACAAACCTTTTGGTTTTTACATCGAGCGATAATTCCAATGCAAACACAAATGAATATTTTAGCAGGGAAGACTATAGAATAGTCAGCGGTAATTACGTAGCACAGTCAGACGTAACAGCCGGCGGTAATAATTGGGATTCAACAATATCAATTAATGATAATAGTTCGCATCCTAATTTTGCAAAAGGCCTCATGGTTTTTGACGGATTATTAATTAGTCCTAAAAAAGGTGGAAATTCAGGTGATTTTAGAAACCACACAGAAGGCGGTGTCTTTGAGGGTCCTAATTCTAACGTAAACTACTCTTCATTAACACATTCTACAAGAGAATACTATCGAGGTTTTTTAAATAATACTACTAATGACAGACCAAGTGTGCAGATAACACTATATGGAGATGCAACGTTAGTAGGTATAACTGGTGATAACGCAGCCGCTTTAGGTTCTAATAAAAATATTTTTGTTGAAGTAAGAATCCCGGGAGGTTCAAAAACCGGGTGGTTAGATTTAGGAAAACCTTCAGAAGGTGCCGGTAACACAAGTGATGGAGATGGTTGCTTAAGTGGTGATTTAAACGCAAGTATTGGAACAGGAGGCACAACAAATACGTGCACTTTTAATGGTTCATCTGTCAATGGAACAGTTTCAGGCGCAGAGTATTTTGCAATAAAATTATCAGCTCATGAAAACTGGACAGGATATCTTACCCAAATAGCAGTGAGTTGGAGTTAATATGGCGGGTAAGAGTAATACTTCAGCAACGTTTTTCGCCCAGAAAAAGCTTTTAGGTAAGGCACACACGTCAAATCTTAGAACAGACGGTGAAGAGTTAATTGGGTCAAACATCCAATCTTCAACAAATATTTTGTTTGGAGAGACGATACCTGACAACCCTTCCAGAACGCTAAATTCAGTCCAAGGTGGGACTGTTGAGTATATACAGTTTGTTTTAGAAGAAGTAACAGGTAATTCTTACGACGCAAATGATACTGGTGGTGGTTCAGGTTCTGACTCCGGAGAATCCAGTCAAGACCCGGGCCCACATACTTATAAATTTAAACTACCTAGCAATTATACAAGTGTAAGTAATAATCCGAACAAAGGAAACGGAGTTTTTGACAATAATAAAGTTGTGCATGAAACTCTCGGCTCACTTCAATTAATACCACCCTTTTATTCACAAGCTGCACCTAATCCTTATATAATTAAAATATACAAAGATGACGGCGCAGGAGGTGTAGGGAGTGAGATTCCCTTGTTGGATAATATTGATTGGAATGTCGACGCATATAACGGTATACTGTTCTTGCAAGACTATGATGCCAGTAAAATCCCAGCATTTGCACGAGCTTTTGCTTATGTAGGCAAAATGGCCAACACAGTCATCTCAGAAGGCGGAGGTGGCGGTGGTACACCAGGAGGGGCAAACACCCAAGTCCAATTTAACGATGGCGGTTCTTTTGGTGGCGACACGGACCTAACCTACAATAAGACAACAAATACACTCCAGACATCTGGATTTATAACAGCATCGCTAGGCTTCTCCGGCTCCTTGACAAACTTATCAGATGGTTCTTCGTTTATAGCGTCAGGTGTAGGAATAAATGTTGTTAGTGCGTCAAATGGTGCAATTACTCTAAAAGTTAATAAGGAAATGGTCTTTAATGAATTGCTAGGCGGAAGTGTTGATGGAACCAACACACTTTTTACTCTCGCGAATACACCTTTCGCTTCGAACGAGATAAGTATATTTGTTAACGGACAACTCCAGACACCCCCTGATTTAACAACGTTCCAAGACTATTCTGTGACAGGATCAAATGTCTTTTTTACAACAGGATCTACACCTGAAGAAAGTAGTTTAGTGATAGCAATGTACAACAAGGTGGTGACATAGTGAGTGGAAAAATTTATATAACGTCTGACATTGCAATTGCAGCTTTTCTTATGATGAAAGGAATGCAGCTGGTGTCTGCATCAAGAGAACGAAGCGGCCGATTTAAATTCCAATTTGATGATGCAAACAATGAGGCAGATGAATTCGCAGTTCAATTTGTTAATTCAGAATCAGCAAAGTTTGATGCACACGTTAAAAATCTAAAAAATATTTTATTTAAGAACTAAATTAAAAAAAGGCATTTTCAAGAATATATAATTTGTAAGCTCTAGAAACCAAAGGAGCAAAAATTTAAAGTTGTGTTTCGTTGTTAATAGTTATAGTTAAGTCAAAACAATATTGTGGTATACATTACAATATAAGCTATATTTAAACAAGGAGAAAATAATGGCTTCAAGAACACAAATACGTTTGCAACAGCTAACAGGATCTTTAGTAGATCTTAAAACTGAAGCACAACAGTATGGAACACCTGCAACAGCAGCTGCTTTAACAGGATCAGATTTACAGGACGTTTTAGGCGCATTCGGTGCTGCTTTAAACAGAATTCACGGTGCGGCATCAGACGAACCTTTCAATGCAGCTGGAGGTCAATTTTTAAATGCAGCAACCACAGATGGTTCAGATGCTGCAGGTGCAATTTTACTATCAGCAGCAAACGGTGGTATTG